GTGCATTAAAATGTTATTATTGTTCTTGCGAAATGAATGTTCTGTATGATATCTCGAGAGAAATGAAACAATGGACTGTAGATAGAATTGATAACGACTTAGGACATAATTTAACAAACTATTATTTAGCTTGTTTAGAATGTAACTTAAAACGAAGGAGAAGAAGTGACGACAAATTTTTTTTTACAAAACAAATGAAGTTAGTCAAACTTCCTGGAGAGAATAATGAAGACAAAAATGAAGAAGAAGAAGATAAGGATGATTCGTTTGTTTAATAATATTAATTAATCTTATATTATTAAATAATGGAAAATAAAAAAATAGATTATTGTGATGAATGCGTAAAAGAATTAGATGAATTTAGTAAAGGAATTCGTGACTCTCGTTCAAATTATTTAGGCGAAAAAAATAATTGCGCTATTCATAATCCAAGTGTTAAAATTCATAATCCGAGTGTTAAAATTTACAACGCAAATGGTATAATTAAATGGACTGATGGTCAACTATATGAGAGGTCTAGAAGAATGAAACATCAAATTGAAATGGAACAAGAGCAATTTAGTAAAGAAATGGAATCATCAGCATATACTTCTTCATTAAATCACGACGAGAATACTTGGGATATTCTAAATCAATCACTATCTGGTGCAGGTTTTAAAGTATCGAATAAGAGAGAAGAATTGGGTAATAAATTAGCTGGTAGAGAAATGCTTCAACAAATTGGGTTTAATCCTTTTTTAGGTCAAACGAATTACGTTGATGATATTTCAATTAGAGACCAATTTTTAAAACCAATCAATACCACTCAGGATGATACAAAAGTTCCGTTTAGTAGCTAAATTAAACCAATGTCTTGTTACACATTGTGTAAAGTAATCTATTGACAAAATAAGCAATAAACATATTAAACAAAATAATTAAACCATTTATAACATTTACTAATTTAATTTTACCAAAGTTTTTTATTAAGTAATATATTTCTGTAGTAAATAATATAACTAGACTAATAAAGAATAGTGCTGATATAATAAGAAAGTAAAAACAAGCACTTTTATCTAAAGGACCAAAAAAAGAAGTCATCAAATCCGACATTATAATATATACAAAGTTTTTTTATTTATCATATAAAATATTAATGAAACTTGACAACAATTTCAACATCTTCCTTCTTGATGCTTTTTGTTGCAGAAATAGATAATTCTTCTCTCTTCTTTCTAGTCTTTGAATTATCAACAGATTCTTTTCGCTTTGAAGTACTATTTCTACTATTCATATCTTTTTCAATTATCTCATAATTCTCCTCAATAAAATTAATTACCTTATTCTCGATAGCCCATTTAAAGAAATTCAATTGTCCAATTGTTGTCTCAATACATGTTCCATCCTTATATGGAATACTAATCCTATCCCATCTACAAAATGGATCAAAACGCTTCTTGGAATATGCTTTTAATTTAAGCTTATAATCAAAATAAACTTTAAAACGAACATTGTCACCATTCTTATTAGTCATTTCATATAGTGTATAGTTTTTTTTAGCATAATTAGTAGCAAACCAATCAACAATTCTTAGAGAGATTTTAGACTCACCTGTAATAATTTTTAACATTCTTGTTAGATTATCCTCTTCCTTATAAAATTCCAATAAATTATTTAGTAATAATTCATTTTGCGTTGTATAATTAACAGCCATGCTCATTTATGATAGATTTTTAAATATTTATTTAAGTTGTTTATATGCAAATATATATTTTAAATAATCTGTATAATATTTTGAAAAAACATCATGTGGTGTTGGTTTAGTCTTATAATCAGTTTTATCTTTTTTTAATATATTGAATTTCATAAGAAATTCCTGGATATGTTAAATTGTCCCATTTTAAATCTTCACAGGTGTAAATAAGTATTTGAATATATAAATTAAAATAATATAAAGACCTTTAAGTTGTTTAATTTATATATTAACGTCTTCTCATTTGATTTTTTATTTGATTTTTTATTTGTCTATTTTGAGCTACACGCTGGGCTCTTGCGTTTGCATTAGAAAGTCCATACTTGTAGTTAAAAAACTGAACATTGTTATGATTCATCCGTTCTTCCTTTTTTCTCTCTTTTTCTTCTTTTATCTCTCTTTCCCTTTTCTCCCTTTTCTCCTTTTTCTCCTTTTTTCTTTATTTACACCTTTTTACATTTCAAACGCCGATTTTTACAGCATTAAAAAAATAAAAAAATGTAAAATCAATATTGATGGTCTTACTTTTTCTTCTTCTCTTTGGTTATTGAAGAAGTGAAAGACGAAATGTTATTTTTGAAATTCTGTTGGTCTTGTTTGTTTCTCTATCCAACATTTTGTCAATTTCAAAATATTTATTGAGGAATTTGCATCTCTTGTTCTAAATACGATTTTTTTGTTTTCGCAACTCACGCAGTTAGAACAAACCAATAGACGAAATACCTTTTTATTTTCTTTATCTTTGTAATACTCTAAATCTTTATAACAATCACAACATTTCTTACTTGTATTACATTCATTTATGGTTATTGTATCATATTTTTTATGAATTAATTTTCTTAATCCTTTATTCATTGTAGGTATAAAAAATTTCATTTGAGTATCTCTACTCCAATTTCCATAACCAATTAATATATTTTCTCCAAATATTTCTTTTATTTTATTTAAGAATGTATCAATACTTTTCTTACCATAACTATATTGACGAAATTTCATTTTTCTCCAAGTGTCTCTTTTGTAAAATTCTATGGTTTCTTTGTTTAGTTTATTTTTCTCAACAAGATATATTTTGAATTTATCATAATTAACTGATTTACTATTTTGGAAAGATAATTGTGTTTCTTTTTCAATAATTCCATTTTTCTTTCTTTCATATAATAAAATTAGTTGATTACATTTTGCTTTACTTTCTCGTTTTCTTTGTGGTGCTGTGTATTGTAATTTATTTCCTTTATTATCCATCATATACACTAATGAACGCTTACCAGGGTCGCAACCAATAATAGTTCTATCTTTTAATGTTTCTAATTGTTTTGTGGATAAATCTTCTATGTTATAAAAATCTTGTTCTTCTAAAACAGGAACTCTTGCACCCCATTTTTTATCCTTCAAATCTTTTCTAATAAATAATAAGCAACAACTAATTCCGTCTGTTTGAATTTGGTTATGAAATTGGTAATGTTTGTTATTAAAAATTCTATGTTTTAAATTTAACAAATTACTCCATACTTCATTTTGATTATCCTTCACATTACTCAATAATTCACCCTTCTTAATTTTATTACCATCTTTATCTTTTTCAGGGCAAAATAAATTAATAATACACGCAGTATCTAAAATAATGTGTTTTGGTATAATATTAATTCTTAATGGTAATGGTTGAAATAATTTACTTTCTTGTTTTTCCAATACAGAATTCATATACAACATTCCTTTCAAATACTCAAATGGTCTAACCTTGACATCATAATAAACAGATTTTTTAACATTTTCAGGAATGATATTTCGTAAATGTGTATCTTTCCATAAATTAAATATTTCATTTGTATCTGTTAATTCCATAAGGTTCTTTTTGAATTGGAATAATATTGGCTTATCTTCTGTAATATCATTTGTAGTTTTATTAATAAATCGTAAGAAATGTTGAATAAAATGCTCTTGGATATTATTTGATAAAGATGTATGAATTTGAGTTGCTAAATAAGGTAGTAAAAAAGTAGTATTCTTTAAATTCGTTTTTTCGTGATTAAGTAATGGTTGATATTCAGTTTTATAAAATCCTTCTAATGTTTCCAATAGTTCTGTATCTGTACATTTCTTCCCTCTATTATCACGAGTGCCTAATGTTTTGATACAATAAGAAATAAATGTATCACTCAATTCAGGTAAAGGATTATTATTAGTATAACAATGAAGAATGTATAACCTTATAAATTGATAAGTATGAATAACTAAATCATTCATTTCAAAAACCAAATTATTTATGACAGGTTGTATTATATCACGATTTAGCAAAATCGTTTTCAAAGGAATTTTTAGGGTTTTGTAAGCAGACTTTTCGTTATTCCTAAATTCTTTGAATTCTTCCTTTTTCTTTTTCTTAACTTTCATTTTATATATATTATAAATATTTTATTTTTAAGTTGTTTTAACGCAAAATATTTAAAGATAATTTGTTTATAATTATTATATTTATAAATAAATGGAAATGATAAATGAAATGGAAACAAAATATTATTGTGAATGTTGTAATTATAAATGTGTATATCCAGCACACTGGAAGCAACATATAGAAAGTGAAAAACATAAAAATAATGGAAAACGAAAAACGAGAAGTGATAAGGTATTAGAACCCAAATGTAAGCATTGTGAATATACCACAAAGAATTTAACTTGTATGAAAGTTCATTGTCTAACGCAACATTCAAATAAAGAAGAAAGAAAAAAAGAATTTAAATATTATTGTGATAAATGTGATTTTGGAACTTACGCAGAAATACTATTTACACGACATTGTGAAACAAAGAAACATAAAGAAACAACTTAAATATATAATTACATTTAATATAAAGAAAATGCATTGGGTTTATATCTTGCGATGCGAAGATGATTATTATTATGTTGGTGAGACAAGTAGATTATTTAGAAGATTTTGGGAGCATCAAGGAGGAATTGGAGGATTAAATACTTCAACCTATTCACTAGAAGAAATAGTTGCTATTTACAAAGTAAATACTATTTGTAAATTTATGGATTATAATGAATATGTAAGCAAAATTTTAGATGGCGTTTGGTATGAAAATTATAAAGGTTTCAAATTAAGAGATTTTAATGACGAAAACGAAGAAGAACATTATGATAATTTATGTGCTGAAAATAATATCGCAGAATGTTTGATGACACATAAAAAAGATGAATGGAATAAAATTAGAGGTGGTAAATATACAAGGTTTGATATTGAATATAAATATCCTGATAATAATTATATAAAAGATTTACCTCTATGTAAATGTGGATTGCCTTGTGATATTAGAAAGAATGAGGATAAAAATTATTTATATTTTAGATGTGCTAAAAAAAATATGTGGGATAAATTAAGGGAAGAATTTGATATTGATGATGAACCTTGTAATTTTTTTATGGAATATACAAAAGATAAGCAACTTAAAATACAAGAAAATAATAAGTTTGAAGAACGAAGTAAGAAGTTAAAAGAATTATTCAAAAAATCATTTTGGTTAAAAAATGTTGAAATAAATGATGAAAATTATCCAAAACAATGCGTTGGAGGTTGTAATAGAACAAGTGAAAGCATAAAATTAACATATGCTAATCAAAAACGTAATTTATGTTTTGATTGCTTTATTGAAAAAAATGAAGAATTGAAAAATAACCACAACAACAAAGATATAGGAAAATGTTTAATTAAAATTAAATAAATAATTACTATAAAAATATATATTATAATAATTATGCCTACACACAAGAGTAATGATTACAAATTGACAGCAGTTCAATATTATTTAGTAGAAGATACGACACAAGAGGAAGTATGTAAAATATTCAAATGTAGTCCAAGAAGTTTAATGCGTTGGGTTAATCAATATAAAAAAGAAGGGAATGTAAATAAACATTACAGAAAACCTATTGCTTACAAAGTTAAAAAAGAATATGTCAAATTCTTATTAGATGAGTTGAAATCTAACAAAACTATTACATTACAAGAATTAAATGAAAAACTTAAAAACAAGTATAAGATAGACATAAGCACTACACAAATTTTTAGAGTTATAAATGACAACAATATTACACTAAAACAAACGAGAATAAGACACGAACCCATAAAAAGATTTGGTAAAGACATTGACATAAATAATAAATTAAATGAATTTTATAAACAGGTTAAAAAGTATAAAATACAAGATATAATATGTATTGATGAGACAAGTATAAAATCATTACAAAAACGAAATCATTGTTATAGTGAAAAGGGTAAGAGATGTGTTATAAAAACGCAATCACAAGAAGTATTCAAAAAATATACAGGTATATTTGCTATAAATGTTAATGGTGTTGTAGATTGGGAATTATACGAAAAAGGAGGCATTAATACAGATAGGTTAATTGATTTTTTAGAGCAAAATATAACAAATAAATTACGAGATAAATTAATTATTTTAGATAATGCGAGTTCTCATAGAAACGAAAAAATAAAGGCATTAGTAAATAAGCATAACAATATATTATATGCCGTCCCATATCAACACTTTACAAATAGCATTGAAAATTATTTTAGTATGTTAAAATCACAATTACAAAAATTAGATGGTTTAACTTATAATGAATTAAAGAAAAATATTGAAAAAGTAATAAAGGAAATACCAAGAGAAAAATATGAAAATATATTTAAAGGTGCTTATGAAAGACCAGAAAAATATGTATCAAAAAATAAAACAAGAAAAATTAAGAAGCAGTATAAATAAATTTTTATGTAGAATGACCTACATAAAAATCGGCGTTTGAAATGTAAAAAGGTGTAATAATGTTTCTAGTTTTAGTTTATCTTGTTTTTTTGCTGTTAACCAAAATTGGGTTACAATTTAAGTCATATAAATTTATAGAAAAATATGTATTAATTCGCTAGCATAATATAGTTCCTTTCCAATTTTTGTATCATCAAATATAATATCAAAATTGTCATACTTTCTAAAGGACATCGTACTATTACATGTTCTAAAAAAAGTAATTTGAGGACTACTTGTTTGATATACATTTTGCGCTCCATACGCAACTAATTGCATTAAGCCACCCCAGATCATAAATTATATAAAAAAATTTGTTTATATGTTTTCAATAAAATTTATAACTTATATCGTCTAATCATCTTCAACCACCAACATTTGTTTCTTAACTACTTTCTTAGCAGATGCTTTTGCCACTACCTTCTTCTTAGGCTTTGCATCTTCTCCATTCATCAATCTAGTTCGTTCTTCTTTGTAAGCAATATATTCTTGTGATAATTTTTCAAGTTCATCCAGCCACATCTTATTAATACTTGTAGACTTAATAGTTTCTAACTCAACAGCCTTATTACCATGTTCCTTGTTAAGTCGTTCAACATTTTCTTCAGCAACAGAATCCATTGGCATCTTTACGAGATACTTGTAATCTTCATCATCGTCAATAATGTCATAACCCTTAGTCTGCAACATTTCAACAACTTGTTCCTTCTTCTTCTTACGCAAATCAATTGTTCCATCTAAATTTTCCTGAATGTATTTTGCCTTATTAGTAAGCATCATTAATTCGCGTTCCAAGCTCTCAATCATGTTATCTTTTCTAGTTTGATACATCTTAAGTCTTACATCATAATATGAGTCAATTATATCAGTCACCTTTTCATACTTTTGTAGTGTATCATTTGCGTCAAATAGATGCATATTTGTAGTAGAGTTTGTAGTATATAATTTCAACATTTTTTCCAAACCATTACATCCATGGTCTCCCTTAGCATTTTCAAGTTCTTCTAATTTTCCTTTAACAAATGTAATAGTAAAATCAACATCAGTATCTTTACTCATGTCTTCATAATCCTTGATAATCGCAGGAATTTTATTCTTATCTTTATCTTCACCTGGATTGCACCAATATTCAATATGTTCCTTAAAATCTTCAGTCCAATAACCTACCGGCAATTCAGTTACTCTAATTTTATCTTGTGTAACCTTTTCATACTTTCCTCTAATTAAGAACTTGTCATCGCTAATTTTTGTAATTTGACCTTTAAAGCCTTCGTAATATGGTAAGAAGTCAATATCATCTTCAATATATCTTAACTTATTCTGCACATATTCAATAATTTGTAGTGGATTATAACACATAATATCAGTGCTAAAACCAGTACCAATTCCCTTAGAACCGTTTACAAGAATCATAGGAATAATTGGAGCATAATATACTGGTTCAACTGATAATCCATCATCATTTAAATATTCAAGGATGGGACCATCTTCTTGTGGAAAGATTGTTCTAGTAATTTTATTGAGCAATGTGAAGATATATCTTTCAGACGCACTATCTTTACCACCTTGTAATCTTGTTCCAAATTGACCATTAGGAACTAATAGGTTGATATTATTTGAACCAACAAAATTTTGTGCCATTCCAATAATAGCTGCGTTCAAACTAGCTTCACCGTGATGATATCCAGAATGCTCAGAAACATAACCAGAGAACTGTGCAACCTTAATTTCAGACGTTAAATTGCGCTTAAATGTAGCAAACATAATTTTTCTTTGCGAAATCTTAAGACCATCCATCAAGTTAGGAATACTTCTATCACAATCATATTTAGAGAAGTGAATCAATTCGCGATTGATAAATTCTTCATAAGGAATAGTTTTCTTGCTTGTATCTAAATATGCATCTCTATCATAAACCTTCAACCAATCTTTTCTATCATCAGCTCTCTTTTTATTAAATACCATATCAATAGCATCTTCAGATTGTTTTCCTGAAAACTGGAATTCAACCATTTTTTTATTCTCAAAATATTCTTTAAATTCTTTACCGGTGCTTGTTCCTAAACCTTTATAGTATTTAATATTCCATCCCTTAATATCGTTGTGTTCTTTCCATTCTTCAAATTCTCCATCATTATAGAAATTCAATTCGTTGCTACCTTTTTTCGCCTTCAAGATTGGAGTATTCATAAATCCAATAAATCCAGGAATTTGCACTAATGTAGGCCATTCGCAAGCAAACAAATTAATACAAAGTCCCTTAATATGACTACCATCTAAATCTTGATCAGTCATAAACAACACCTTACCATAACGCAAGTTCTTATTTACATCTTCAATATTCAAATATTTTTTACCGGTTACAAGACCAACAATCTGCTTAATTTCAGCAATTTCTTTATTATCAGCAATCTTCTTTACAGGTTCACCTCGAACATTTAGCAACTTGCCTTTTAAAGGATAAACTCCTACAATATTACGGTCTTCTGATGATAATCCTGAAAGAATACCTGCCTTAGCTGAATCTCCTTCGCAAAGAATAAGCATGCAATCCTTAGACTTTTCAGTTCCAGCCCAATTAGCGTCAGTAAGCTTAGGAATACCTCTAACAGACTTAGACTTAGTACCATCTGTCTTCTTTGCTGCTTTATTTTCCTTTACTTCAGTCAATTGCAAGGCCGCATCCATGACACCCATTTTTGCTACCTTTTCAATAAACTTCTCACTGACTTCACATTTGGAACCGAATTTAGATGACGGAGTATTCATATAATCCTTGGTCTGGCTATCAAACGCAGGATTTTCAATATCACATCTTAAGAACAGAATTAGTTGCTCCTTAATTGAGTTTGGATTTACCTTTGTTTTCTTCTTCTTTTCAATGTAATCAACTAATTTTCTAACAATTTGATTCAAAATATACTCAACATGCTTTCCACCCTTTGCTGTATGAATACCATTTACGAAGGATATCTGCACAAATTCAGAAGTCGGAGTTAATGCGACAGCATATTCCCATCTTTCTCCGTCTGCTTCATAAACTCTCGGTGCAACAGATTTCTCACCAATATACATGCTAATATATTGTTCAAAACATTTAACTGGTACAAGCTCAGTATTATATTTAACTTTAATAGTTTTATCAGTAACTGCACTGATATCATAAACTCTCTTTTTAAGAAGAGCAATCATATCAGGTGTTAGTCCGTCAATGCCTAAGCGAGCATAATCTGGTTTAAATGTAATCTTTGTATAAGGCTTGGTTTTGCACTTGGTAATTGAAGGTTTGCAAATTTCATCCAAATTGTCTTTATATTCTTGTATATACTTATATCCTCTAATATGATCAACAGTTTCGATGCGACCATAACTAGACCAAATTAAAACGAGCTTAAACCCAAAACCATTTTTACCTCCAACGATTTTCTTTTCTTCCTTATTATAATTGGTTGAAGTTCTTAGATGACCAAATACAAGCTCAGGAATCCAAACGCCATCTTTCTGAGCTACATCAATACCATTGCCATCATTAACCATTGTAATTGTTCCGTCAGGTTCAATGCTAATATCAATATGAGATACTGGTAATGCGTTATCAACATTAGAATCTACTTTAGTTTTCATACGAACAACATGATCACGACAATTAACAATACCCTCATCAAATAACTTAAATAGACCAGGAATATAAGTAATATTTTTTTCAATAATTTTATCACCATCTTCGCTCATAATCCAAGTATCTGCATCAATACTCTCAACAGAACCAATATACGTATCTGGATTATCCAAGATATGTTGTTTATCAGTCTTCTGTTGGACATCAAAGAATAATTGTTCGTTTGAAGCGCTCATTGTATAGCAATATTTACTTTTATTTTTAAGTTAATTTTCTATATCAATTTTATTTAAAACTATTTAAAGATTTAAACAAACTTTAAACAGATGTACAATACAAAATATGAATGTAGATATTATAAAGATGATGTTATCTTACCTAATGATATAGTAAGTCCAGGAGAAGAAGAATACATTCGTAATGTATTATATCAAGAAGATTATTTGAGTATTTTTTTTATTGATAATAAAGATAATGATGATGAAACAAAATTACTAAGCAAATCTATTTATAATTTATATGAAAAAATAAAAGATAGTGATGCATTAAAATCATTTATGCAGAAAGCATCAGGATATATAATATCAGAAGATTTACAATTAGGATTGTGTATTTTATATTCTTATGATTATATGCATTTAATGCACAAGTGTGTATCAGAATATTTAGATACTGGTTTTGTTTCATTAGATAGTATTGATAGAATGAATAAAATTCTTAAATAATTTTTTATAAACGTATATAAATGGCTTCTACAAGAAATAGAAATACTCCTGGAAATTATTGTTTAGAACAAAGACAATACAAACAATCTGAAAACTACACACTTTATCCAAATTCACAATATGGTGCTGCATATAATACAAGATTACCAGGAAATGGATTATTGGCCGGTCAAGTTCCTTGGAATAAATTGTCTTATAATGCGGCTGATACAGAATCATTTCTTTTTGGAATAAATTCAACTAATTTAGTTAATCCTGCACCATGTTTTGTTCCAGAAATAACAAAATTAGAATCTGAAAATATTTATCAAAAAGGTCCTATTTTTATGCCAGAACCTTTAGTAATTGAAAAAAATCAAAGACCTTTTCCCTATTCCTAATTAATTAAATTTAGTTATATTAATTTAAAATATGTTATCATTTATATATAATGAGTAATATAAATGCTAAAAATATAGTAAGCGAAAACATAACTGTCACAAATTTAAATGTGACTTACATAAATGGTGCACCGTATGTTGTCAATCCATGCAATAATCCATGTAAAAATGGGTATTATGTACCATGTCCAGATTGTAATTATAGCGGTCCAGATGATTGTGACTGTGGAAACGCATGTGATTGGTGTGACGAAGAGCCTTTTGTGCCTGACGAATGTGATTGTTTTGTGCCGTGTAAAAATGGCGGACAGACTGGTAATACAGGTCCAACTGGTAATACAGGTCCAACAGGTAATACTGGTCCAACTGGTTTTCAA